CAAAAGGAACACGACATGAGTACTCCATGGAGAAGCTTAAAAGAATCATATAACACTATGAGATCTAAGCAAGAACTATCAGAAGAAAAACAAGAAGCACTAGGTGAACTTACAGAGGCACAAGTAGATGCAATTACTCAGCTACTAAATCTCGACGAAATTTCAGCATCTAAGTTAGGCCGTTATGCATCAAAAGCCGTAAAATCCGGTAAAAAAGCCGAAAAGGATATGGATGATTCTTTCGTAGGTGATGATATGGATAAGGCCAAGTTCAAAAAAGGCCAACGCACCATGATGAAAAGAAATAAAGGTGTTGATCGCGCTCTTGATAAAATCAAAGGCAGTTCATTCGTGAAGGTTCACGCCACAGACGACTAATAAAATACTTGGAGGGAGCTTAATTGCTCCCTTCTTTCTTATTAAATAGTTCATTATGGCAATGCGGACATAGATAGTGCCAACTCAATTCTTCTTCTAGAACAGGTTCACCGCATCGGGCACAGGGCACTTCCTTCTTATCACTCATTACTTTTCTCCTATGTGATTCTTATAAATATATCATAAGCGCAAGGAATTGTAAATGGCAAATATCAAACAGAATTATCTCTCTCCTATTGAATTTCGATTCGTTATTCAAAGGCTTCCGCATGTGACATTCTTTACCCAAAATCTTTCGCTCCCAGGAGTATCACTTAATCCGATAGAACAACCAACACCATTCAAGAAACTATATCACACCGGTGACTCACTAACTTATGATAGACTTAGTGTAAGTTTCAGAGTAGATGAAAATATGAAGAACTATATTGAACTCTATAACTGGATGGTTGGTATGACCTTCCCAGATAACTTTGAACAGTTTGCGAATCTGGATGAAAGTCAAGATGGATTATATTCTGATGCTTCAGTACTAATTATGAGTAATAGTAAAAATCCTAATGTTACTTATAAGTTCAAGAATATCTTCCCTGAATCCATTACTAATATCGACATGGATACTACACAGGGTGATATTGATTATGTTATAGCTACATGCAGTTTCGTGGTGGAATCATATACAATTACAGCGGGTAAAAGTAGTTGACATTTTAGAATAAATTTGGTATAATGAATATATTTTGCTTAATGGAGATACTATGAAACTTGATGATATTTATGAAATGTGGGGAAAAGATGGAACAATTGATATGGTTAACGTATCTACAGAATCCTCTGAAATACCTAAGCTACACAACAAATATTTTAGGATGTATGTTAACGAAGGACTCAGGCTCAAGAAGCTTAAGGCGGAGTTCAAGCAACTAAATAAGCTGAAAACAGAATATTACCGAGGTGAACTTGATATAGATGAACTTCGACAATATGGATGGAAACCACAACCACTGAAGCTATTGAGATCTGATGTTCCTACGTATGTAGAGGCCGATGATGATATTATCAACCATAGCTTAAAGATTGGGTTACAGGAGGCTGTTGTAGATTACTTGGAATCTATTCTAAGGCAAATAAATAATAGAGGATTCCAACTCAAGACAATTGTGGATTGGGAGAGATTTAGAACAGGTGGATAATGTCAGATACAGTATACGTTGAAAAGGTAGATAATGTCTATGTGAAGATACACGCCGAACCTAGTATTAAAATGGAAATGAATGATTACTTTTCATTCTTTGCTAAGAACTACCAATTCATGCCGGCTTATAAGAATAAGTTCTGGGACGGTAAAATTCGACTTCTAAATACTATGACTGGACTTATCTATGGTGGTCTTCTCACGTATATTGCACAGTTCTGTAAGAGTAGAAATTACAGAATAAAGATTGATCCAGAACTCATGGAAGTTGAAGATATTCCTGAGAACTATGGCATCGAATTAGCAAAAGAATTTGGTGCAACCCTAACACCACATGATTATCAAAATAGAGCAGTAGTAGAAGCTCTATCACAAGAACGCAAGTTGTTCTTGTCGCCTACTGCTTCGGGTAAATCTTTCATTATATATCTAATTGCTCGGTATCATGCAGAAAAGCATAATAGAAAGGTTCTTATTATTGATCCTACTATTTCTCTTGTGCTCCAATTAGAAGGCGATTTCACCGAATATAACAACGGTAAGAAACTCGATATTCATAAAATCCAAGGTGGTGCAGATAAGAATGTTGAGGCGGCATATACCATTTCCACATGGCAATCACTACAGAGAATGCCGGCATCATTCTTTTCTAAATTTGATGTAGTAATAGTTGACGAGGCGCATCTAGCATCAGCAAAATCCATCACTGGCATTATGGAAAAATGTCCACATGTCAGATACAGATATGGTCTTACTGGTACCATTGATGATTCGGAAACTCATAAGTTAGTTCTTACTGGCCTGTTCGGTAACATATCCAAAGTAATTACTACCAAAGAACTCATTGACCAAAATAAATTATCAAGTTTCAAGATTAATGGTCTCATTCTAGAGTATTCTAATGCTTCCAGAAAATTAGTATCTAAGATGGATTACCAGGCAGAGATCGACTGGATTGTGTCGCATGAGCGCCGTAATAAATATATATGTAACCTCGCCGATAATCTACCTGGCAATACCTTGATACTATTCCAATTCGTTGAGAAACATGGTATGGTATTAGAGAAAATGCTCAAAGAAAGCAAAAAGACTGTACACTTTATCCACGGTAAAGTGGATGGTGAAGTCCGAAATGATGTTAGAAAAATTGTAGAATCATCTAATGACAATATCATTCTCGCCAGTTACGGCACCTTTTCTACTGGTGTAAATATTAAGCGACTTGATAATTTGATTATGGCATCTCCGTCTAAGTCAAAAATCCGGAATCTACAATCTATCGGCCGTGTTCTTCGAAAGGGTAACGGCAGTGATTCTGCAACACTCTACGATATAGCAGATGACTTACAGTGGAAAAAGAAACAGAACTACGCAGTCAAACATTTTCTTGAGAGAATAAAGATCTATTCTAATGAGAAATTCAAATATAAAATCTATAATGTGGAATTAGAAAAAGAATGAGACTCAAACATATAAAATTTAAAGTAGGAGATGATGTTTTGGCTTATGTGGAATCACACTCTACAGGCGAATACATCATTCATGCGCCCGTTTCAATTGAGATTGATCCTAATCATGGATACATGGCAAAGAATTGGTTAGCATTATCAGAGTCATCATTCACCTATATCCAGTCTCGTGATATTCTTTTCATTAATAATGCATCAGAGAATGCAGAGAATTACTACCGTGAATACATTGAATATATTCAAAAACCTGACAGTGATTCATTATCAGATGAATTAGAAGCATTCATTGAATCAAAGAGTAGTATTAAACACTAATATATTTTATAACCTTATAGGTATTATACCATAACTAAAACCTGTGTCAACCATTAAATGATAAAATTCGAAAAAAGGTTGACAGATATGAAGAATTGTGTTATACTAAGAACATTATGGAGGCGACATGACAGATAAAATTAAACGTAGATCAAAGAATGATTACATCAATAATGCTGATTTTTACAAGGCACTAGTTGAATATAAGAAGGCATGTAATGAAGCTGAAGAAGCTGGTGAAGAATACCCAGTAATCACAAATTATATCGGCAAATGTATCTTCGATATTGCCAACAAACTCAAATATAGATATAACTTTATTAATTATCCTTTCCGTGAAGATATGGTATCTGACGGTATTGAGAATGGTGTTATGGTTGTACGGAACTTCGACCCCGAAAAGTCTAAAAATCCTTTTGCCTACTTTACGCAGGTAATCTATTATGCCTTTGTGCGTAGAATCCAAAAGGAAAAGAAACAGCTATACATTAAGCATAAGGTGATGGAAAACTCGGTTCTGCATGGTGATGCTGTTACTCAATCTGAGCAGGGTGGATCCACTGAAGCCGGTCACATTGATCTTACCACAGACTATATGAATGACTTTGTATCTAATTATGAAGAGTCAATGGAAAAGAAAAAGAAACCTAAGCAGACTAAGGGTGCTATTGATAAATTCTATACAGATGATGATGAATCTAAAAAACAAGAATAGGAGAGTCACTTGAAGGTAGCAATTATTACTGATACACATTTTGGTGCCCGAAATGATAACTCGGTATTTTCGACTTACTTTAATAAATTTTATGATGAAGTATTTTTTCCGTACATAGATGAACATGAGATTAAGACGGTTTTGCATCTCGGTGATCTAATTGACCGCCGTAAATATATCAATTTCTTGACACTACATAACTCAAAGAAATTCATCCGAAATTTGCATGATCGTGGTATTACTACTCATATGATACTCGGAAATCATGATACCTATTACAAGAATACTAATGACGGCAATGGTGTAAATGAGATCTTTAGTGATAGTACATTTGATCTTTTCTATATCTATCAGAATGATCCTGTGGAATTAGAATTGGGTTCTACTAAAATACTCATGGTTCCGTGGATAACTGCAGATAATTCTATTGCTTGTACCAAAGCTATTGCTGATACTAGTGCCCAAATCTTAATGGGTCATCTTGAGATCCAGGGTTTTGAGATGATGAAAGGTCAACCTTGTCATGAAGGATTCGATAAAAAGCTTTTCAAGAAATTTGACTCAGTGTATTCTGGTCACTTCCACCATCCATCAAAATATGATAATATCGAGTATTTGGGTGCACCCTATGAGATGAATTGGACAGATTTTGAGGGTAAACGAGGGTTCCATATACTTGATACTGAAACTCGGGAACTCACATTTATTCCAAATCCATTCAGAATGTTTCATAAGATCACCTACAGCGATAAAGATCTTACGGTAGAAGATATTGACAATCTGGACACTTCCTTGTTGACAAGTACCTACATTAAGGTTATTATCAAAGATAAGGAAAATCCCTATATCTTTGATCTATTTGTAGATAAATTGCAATCAGCAGGTGCCGCTGATATTAAAATTGTCGAAGATCATATGAACATGGATGATATAGATGAAGATGATCTCATCGACGAGGCACAAGATACTCACACAATACTGTCCCAGTATATTGACGGAATTGAGACTAAATTGAATAAAGTTAAAATTAAAACTGCAGTTCATGAACTCTATAATGAGGCGATTAATTTATGAGTGCGTTACACTTCGAGAAAGTTAGATATAAGAACATTCTGTCTACTGGTAATCAGTGGACCGAAATCGTTTTGGATGCCAATAAATCTACACTTATCATCGGTGAAAATGGCGCAGGTAAATCCACTATGCTGGATGCTATATCTTTTGGTCTATACGGAAAGCCCTTTCGAAAGATTAATAAGCCACAACTCGTTAACAGCATTAATGAAAAGGGTCTGGAAGTAGAGGTATATTTCCGAACCGGTGGAAATAGCTATAAAATCGTCCGTGGAATAAAGCCTGGCATTTTCGAAATCTGGCGTGGATCAGAACTGGTAAATCAGGATGCAGCGGCAAGAGACTATCAGAGTTATCTTGAGGAGAATATTCTCAAACTCAACTTCAAATCTTTCGGTCAAATTGTAGTACTTGGATCTTCTACCTTCGTGCCATTTATGCAATTACCTACTGGACAGAGACGCGAAGTTATTGAAGATCTTTTGGACATTCAGATCTTTACCAGCATGAACTATTTGCTTAAAGAAAGGGTGAACACTAATAAGGACGCCCTGAAAGATCTTAAATATCATGTAGATCTACTTACTAATAAGATCAAAGACGCCAAGGATCATAACGAATCAATTCGCACCATGAAAAAAGATGAAGTGGCGAAGATTAGAGTTAAGGTTGCGGACCTTTTGAAGTATATAGAATCAGAAAAGGTCAACATTAATACCAACGAAGAGGAAATGCGGGAGCTACTCCACCAAATATCTGATAAGTCGAAGGTTGAGGAAAGGTTAAATCAATACCAAGATCTCATGCGGAGAATGGATACTAAAAATTCTAGACTCAATAAAGACAATTCTTTCTTCAGTGAGCATAGTGACTGTCCTACATGTAGGCAGGATATTGATGATGAATTTAAGCAAAATATCATACTCAAGAATACTAACGAACTGAAAGAGCTCGAGGCAGGTATCCGTCAGGGTGATGAAAAGATAAATGATCTTCGTGAGAGATTATCTGAGATTGCTGACATCGGCAAGCTCGTCATAGAAAAGAACCTAACCATCCAAGAACATAGGGCCAATATTAATCTCACTAAGAATACATTGGACAGTATTAAGAAAGATCTTGAAGATGCTGAGGCTGAAGTCGAGACAATTGACCAAAGTAAAATCGAAGGCTTAAAACTTGAGCTGAAGGATTATAGAGTAAGAGGTGAAGAATTAGTAAATGAACGCGAAGTTCTTTCTGTAGTTTCTGTGATGCTTAAAGATGGCGGGATTAAAACGAGAATCATTAAGCAATATGTTCCAGTGATGAATAAGCTGATTAATAAATATCTCGCATCTATGGATTTCTTTGTTGACTTTAGACTTGATGAAAGTTTTAATGAGACAATTAAATCTAGGTTCCGTGACATATTCTCTTATGCATCATTTTCAGAAGGCGAGAAACTTCGAATTGACCTAGCATTACTTTTCACCTGGCGTGCAGTATCTAAACTACGGAATTCCGTATCTACTAATCTATTAGTAATGGATGAAATTATGGATAGTAGCCTAGATAATGCAGGAACTGAAGAATTTCTCAAAATCATTAATGAACTCACAGAGGATTCTAACATCTTTATTATTAGTCACAAGGGTGATCAGTTATATGATAAGTTTGAACACACGATTAAATTCAAGAAAACCAAAAACTTTAGCATGATGGAAACATAAATATGAGAGTAGGCTTTACAGCGTCCACATTCGATCTTCTACACGCCGGCCACGTCCTGATGTTACGTGAGGCGAAAGAACAATGTGACCACTTAATGGTTGCATTACAGGTAGATCCTAGTATAGATAGAGAAGAAAAGAATAAACCGGTCCAAACCTTAGTCGAAAGATATGCCCAACTTTCGGCTGTAAAATATGTAGATGAGATTATCTGCTATGAGACTGAGGAAGATCTCATTGATATTCTTTCAATGTTTAGAATTGATGTAAAGATTATGGGCGAAGAATATCGCGAGAAGGATTTTACTGGCAGAGAAATCTGTAAACAGAGAGGTATTGAACTCTACTTTAATAAGAGATCACACCGATTTTCTACCAGTGGCCTTCGAAATAGAATTTTTAGAATTGAAAGTGATATAACATAATGTACGGCAAAAACTTTATTATTGACTTCGAGACACTCGGTACAGATATCGTAAATGGATTTCCTGTAGTAGATTGCTCATACATGACGTTTGACGCCGACAGATTTACATCAGATAATCCGTATACATACGAAGAATTACTCGATAGTATGCAAAAGATTAAATTCGATGTGGAGGACTATTGCACCAGATTTGGCTATAAACCATCAAAATCCACACTCCAGTGGTGGTCAACTCAACCCCCAGAAGCCCGGAAGCAACTTAAACCACTTCCTTCTGATCTTACTGTCGAGGAATTTGCTGATAAACTGGTCGGTTATCTTCAGAATAATAAACCTAATTTTTGGTGGTCTCGAGGTAATACATTCGATCCTTTGGTTATCTATAGGATTTTTGATGATATTAATAGAACAGATGAATTTGCCAAGCTATGTAAATTCTGGGCGCTTCGAGATATTAGAACATATATTGATGCAAAATTTGACTTTAATCCTAAGATCAATAACGGGTTTGTGGTCGATGAGTGGAAAGATAAATTTGTGAAGCACGATTCTCGACATGATGTAACCGTAGATATTTTAAGACTACAGCTAATTATAAGGACAAATAATGAAGACTAATGAACAAGCAGTTATCCTCTTTCAGAAGATGTATCCATTCTCCCAAATTCCTACGCGGGGTAGCTACTATGCTGCTGGCTTGGATCTATATTCAACTGATAATATAGTCATTGAACCAGGCGCTAGGGCTATTATTGGTACGGGAATTAAAGCAGAGATTCCTAATGGTAACTACTTACGTATTGCACCGAGATCTGGCTTGGCGGCAAAATCTGGAATTGATGTTATGGCTGGTGTTGTAGATTCTGACTATCGCGGAGAAATTAAGGTTATTCTCGTGAATCATGGCCAATCTTACTTTAATGTTGGTGTTGGTGACCGTATTGCTCAGGCCATTCTGGAAAAGTACACACCAGCGGATGTGGTAGAAGTGAATGAAATCAGTGAAACTGAACGCGCCCATGGTGGATTTGGTAGTACAGGAAACTAAATAGTTGACATTGACATCACAGTGTGTTATAGTGAGGAATGAAACAAATGTCAGAGAATAAAATGAATGATGTACCCGAGAGCAGTGGATACGATAACTATCTAGATGCTGAGAAGAATGAGACTGATGAGTATAGCATCACTCTTGATAGGTTTATCAAAGAAAAAGTGGTAGTTCCATTTAATCAGAAAGTCGTTGAAAAGGATGATTTTGTGAGACTAGTGAAAGTCCATCTTTTAGATCTGGATGCTCATAGAGAATTCTGTAATCTTATGAAACAGATTATCCCACACGAAAAGAATGAAATCTATTATCCACTCGAACCTGCAAATGCTCTGTTTCCGGTTGACGATTCTGTTCCATTTGATGTGGATGTTGATCTTATTACGCCTAAGAAAAATAAACCAAATAAGTCCACTAAATCTCCAGCACTCGATGTTGAAGTAGAAAATGTTCAAACGGTAGATAAAGAATGGAAATCTCATTGGAAAGGGATGCCAAGTTTTATTCAAGAAGAATGTGAGTCCTATAAATCGGTTTGGGTGAAAATTCGCACAGATAAAGATCTCGAAAAATTTGCCGAATTGACTGATAATAGTTTTACCGAAAAAACAAAATTTGTCCATTTTCCTCGAAAAGATAAAGCAAATAATTTGGTAAAGCGTTGGATTGGTCCAGCAAGTATTCCAAAATATCCTATGTACATTATCTCTAAAGGTCGACACGAGTCGATGTTTACTTCACGTACATTCGCAAAGATGGAAATCCCACATTATATTGTAATCGAGCCACAGGATTATGATAATTATGTAGAAGCCCTAGATAAATTCAACATTAATCCATATGCTACATTGCTGGTGGCGCCGTTCTCGAATCATGGTGATGGTCCTGGTAGGGCACGTAATTGGTCATGGGATCACTCTATTCATCTTGGAGCTGAGCGCCACTGGGTTTTTGATGATAACATTAAAGACTTTTACAGACTTCAAATGAATAACCGCTACCGTGTAATGACTGGTTCAATCTTCAATGCTATGGAAGATTTCGTTGACCGTTATACTAATGTAATGCTCGCGGGACCGAACTATTACTTTTTCTGTGCCAGTACTCAAACTTATCCGGCGTATGTTGCTAACACTAGAATCTATTCTGCTCTACTTATCAAAAATGATTGTAGACACAGATGGCGTGGAAGATATAATGAAGATACTGATCTTTCACTTCGCGTCCTCAAAGACGGTGATGCCACAGTACAATTCAACGCGTTTCTTCAAGGTAAAGTCGGTACTCAATTGCTCAAGGGTGGTAATACCGAAGAGTTTTATCACAAAGAAGGCGATGTAGATAAAGAAAAATGGCGCGAAGGCGTAATGAACGCTTCCGGGACTATAAATAAATCTAAGATGCTATGGGAAATGCATCCCGATGTGACGACATTGGTATGGAAATACGGCAGAGCACATCATCACGTAGATTATAGTAAGTTTATGAGAAATAATAAGTTGATTATGAAACCTGGCATCGAAATACCACAAGAAGAAAACGAGTACGGTATGGAATTTACCGATACTTATGATTATGTACCATACTAATAGGAAGTTTTTATGAGAGAATATATCTTTAACGAGAATAAATTGATTGAAGAATTTAAGGAATATGTAGATAAAACATATGGAGAACATTACTCGGGTGACCGAAAGATTCAGACAACAGAATTGATGCTAGACCGAGGAAGGGCAGAAGGATTTTGCCTAGGTAATGTTGATAAGTATAGCAATAGATACGGCGAAAAGGGTGATGAAACTGAATGGCGAAAGGATCTATTTAAGATTCTACACTACACACTAATCATGATTTATGCCCATGATGAAAAATATGCTACTAAAGAAACATTTAACGGTAGAGCAAGAGACGGTCAAGGCCGGGTGACGAGTGAAGATTTCTCTGGTATTACTATGGCGACAGTTAATCCTAATTTGAGAGACTCTGTATAATGAAAAAAGAAATTTCAGTAGACGACCTTAAAAATAAGAAACTCTTTATTGCTACACCTATGTACGGTGGGCAATGTTCTGGTCTATATACTAAAGCTTCAAATGATTTGGCAATGTTCTGTGGTGCTCATGGCATTGAAGTTAAGTTTTATTATCTATTTAACGAAAGCCTTATTACCCGAGCACGAAACTATTGTGTTGACGAATTTCTTCGGTCGGGTTATACTCATCTTATGTTCATTGATAGTGACATTCACTTCAATTATAAGGACGTATTAGCACTATTAGATCTATGTGATGAGGATTCTGATTACGATATCGTAACGGGACCTTATCCTAAGAAAACTATTGCATGGGAGAAAATTAAAAAGGCTGCTGATATGGGATATGGAGATGATAACCCACATCAACTAGAGCATTTTATGGGCGACTTCGTATTCAATCCAGTTGACGGTACATCTTTCAAACTAGATGAACCGGTAGAAATTCGAGAGGGTGGCACTGGATTTATGATGATCAAACGTAGCGTGTTTACCGAATATGAAAAGGCATATCCCGAATTACTCTATAAACCAGATCATGTTCGAACTGAACACTTTGACGGTAATCGGGAAATCATGGCTTATTTTGACACGATTATTGATCCTGACACAAAGCGGTATCTATCAGAAGATTATATGTTCTCGTATAATGCCAGGAAAATTGGACTAAAATTGTGGTTGTGTCCTTGGGTCCAATTGCGACATATCGGAACCTATATGTTCCAGGGTTCACTTAATGCATTAGCAGCTATTCAAGCGTCACCTACTGCATCTCCAGAATCCAATAGGAAACACTACAAGAAACAAGACGAAACCAAAAACAGACAGCAACGCCGAGCGGCAAAGAAAGGTAAAAAATAATGAAATTCAGTGAAAATACTTTGGCGGTACTAAAGAACTTTTCGGAGATTAATCCGAGTGTTATGTTCCGTGCGGGGAATACTATTCGTACTATTTCTCCTCAACGTACAGTCATGGCTGCGGCCACTGTTGCGGATGAATTCCCGGGTTCTGCTGGGGTATATGATCTTACTCGATTTTTGGGTACGCTTTCCCTATCTAAAAATCCTGAAATCTCATTCGAAGATAAAAAGTTTGCAATTTCCAGTGATCGGATTAAAACATCATACGGTTTCGCATCAGAATCTATGATTGTTACTGCACCCGATAAAGATATTGTGGTACCTGATCCTGAATGTACAATTGACGTTGAGTGGGCAGATATCTCTAACGTACTCCGGGCTGCTAGTGTTCTTCAACTAGGTGAAATCTCTTTCATGAGTGATGGTTCGCATATCTATATGTCAGCACTCAACACTAAGAATCCCACATCAGATAACTGTAGTGTAAAACTCGCAGAATCTACAGATGGCAAGAAATACAATATGGTAATCAAGGTAGAGAATCTTCGCTTGATGCCAATGGATTATACCATCACTCTATCTTCGGCTGGAATGGCCCACTTTAAATCTGAGAACATCCAATATTGGATCGCTCTTCAATCAGTCTAATTTTAATTGCTATGGAGGCAACATATGAATACTAACGATTTACAACTCATGCTAACCGTGTTAGAACAATGTGCTAAGCGAGGCGCATTTGCTGCAGATGAATTCCTTGCGATCGGTAATCTTCGGGAAAAACTTATTGCTGAATTGCAACCGAAGGCCCAACCCGCGCAGACGGCGCCCAAAGAACCGGCACCTACATCGAAGAAGTCCTAATCAACTATCTATAATATGAATGGCGTATAATATGACAACAGCAGAAAACTTCCTATGGGTCGAAAAATATCGGCCACAGAAAATCGCAGATACAATTCTGCCCAAGGAACTTAAAGAAACCTTTCAACAGTTTGTGGATCAAGACAATGTACCTAACTTGATTTTGTCGGGTACTGCGGGTACAGGTAAAACTACGGCTGCAAAGGCTATGTTGAATGAAATTGGTGCAGACTATATTGTAATCAACGGTTCGATGAACGGTAATATTGATACTCTCCGTAACGAAATTGCCAACTTTGCATCTACAGTATCTTTTGCCGGCGGCAGAAAATATGTTATTCTGGATGAGGCCGATTATCTCAATGCAAATAGTACTCAACCTGCTTTGCGGAATTTCATGGAGGAATTTAGTAAAAATTGCGGCTTTATTCTTACCTGTAATTTCAAAAATCGGATCATTGAACCGCTTCATTCTCGATGTTCAGTAATCGAGTTTAACATTCCCACATCAGAAAAACCTGTTCTCGCTTCACAATTCTACAAGCGGGTATGCGGTATTCTTGATGAGAATGAGATCGAGTACAAGAATAAAACTGTTGCGGCGCTTATTCAGCTATATTTTCCGGATTGGCGCCGCACCCTGAATGAACTGCAGAGATATTCTAGCACTGGTAAGATCGACGAAGGCATCTTGTCTAATAAGGGTGATGATAATATCAACACGCTTTTCGCTCTTATGAAAGATAAACAGTTCAAAGAGGTACGCAAGTGGGTTGCTGAAAATTCAGATATTGATAGTGCTCAACTATACCGTCAGTTGTACGATAAACTGTCTGATAAGATGGCATCTGTCAATTCTGTTGCTGATGCTATTATTATTCTGGCTCAATATCAGTATCAGGAAGCATTTGTTGCTAATTCAGAAATCAATCGAGTAGCAGCATTGGCTACTATTATGGCCGAAGGGGATTTTAAATAATGGTTACGCGAACATTGACTGGTGAGATTGTACTCGACGAATATGATATTGCCGAGGAACTTATCAAAACCTCTACTAAGAAGGCAGACATTTCACCTAATCTGGATACGCAAGGTGGTTATACTTTGAGTGTAGATAAAGAATATGTTAAGCCTATCTTCGGTCCAGGACTCTATGCCATCTTCAAGGATGATATTTGTCTATATGTGGGTGCTACTGGTATTGATATTGCCACTCGACTCAATCGCTTTGTGAAGTCTATGCGGGGTAATCTTCGAGATGATGAAGGTCACGCTTTTGGTACATATTACAGGGGTTTACATGGTGATTCGTTTGATGGTATTAAGGTAATTCAGTACCCATACAATGAAGATCTTACAGCACTAAAACGGATCGAGAACGCCATGATTACTATGCACAATCCTTTCTATAATCGTAAGCGTGTACAGTGAACTTTCTTAAGAAATTCAAAAAGAAAAAGTGTTTGATGTGTAAAAAGCGAGTAGGTGATACTTCACCTATTCTCAAGTATAAATATCAACAAGACGGAATAGATAAGATGGGTGAGGCATTTATTTGTAATAAGTGCGCTAACAAATTCGAAAAATTAGATAGTGAGGATAGATCCAGTGAACCCTTTTGATTACATTTCAGATGCCTCTTATGCTAAAAAGAATATTATGAGGGGTACCGAAAACGATACTCTCGCCGAAAAGGGATATAATCCTTATATCTCTAATCTGGCATTTTCTTATCATCCAGATAGTATTCTTCATGCAAATCTTATGAACCAGTATCATGAGCTACCAAATCGGGCCCAATATGAGTTCTATATCCACAGTTTGAGACCCAAAAAGAGGTTTGCCAAATGGGTCAAGAATATTGATAATGATGATTTAACCGCTGTGTGTGAATATTATAAATGTAACATCAATGTCGGTAAAGAATATCTGTCACTTTTGAGTAAAGAACAATTAGCCGCATTGAAGTCAGAACAAGATGTGGGTGGTACATCAAAGACCTAAGCTATTTTTGGAAACAATATACAATATAAATAGTTACGATGGAACAGATATCTATTCCGGATTAACTATACACATGATTATATAGTATGTGTAATATAATGAAACAAAAATAAAAAAGGTTGACGACAAAATGAATTTAGTAGAGAATCTAGTGGAAGTTAATCTTCCTAATGATGATGCATTTCTGAAGGTAAAAGAAACACTCACAAGAATAGGTGTAGCATCTCGTAAAGACAAAAAGCTATATCAGTCTTGCCATATTCTGCACAAGCAGGGTAAGTACTATATTACCCACTTCAAAGAATTGTTTATGCTAGATGGTAAAATCAACAATTTTGATGAAGATGATAAAGCACGAAGAAATACCATAGTCAATTTGCTTGAAGAATGGAAACTAATCGAGTGCGTGGACCCTAGCGCTATCGAAGATCCAGTAGCACCATTGTCACAAATTAAAGTTCTACCCTTCAAAGAAAAGGGAGAGTGGGAGTTAGTCCCAAAATATCAGATTGGTAAAAAGCGATAATCTGATATAAATAAAGGTGGATGCCATAATGGGTCCACATACATCTTGCTTAAAGGAGATATAAAGATGAACTCAAGAAGAATCACTAAAGACCCGTATGAAACTTTTACAGTAGGTTTTGATAACCTATTTAAACAAGCTTTCAATACGGCAGATACAAAATACCCACCATACAATATTCTCAAGATCGGCGAAAATAGTTATTTGGTAGAATTGGCACTTGCTGGTTTTACTGATGCTGATGTTGAGTTGACACTAGAGGGTAATTCTCTGAATGTATCTGGTAAAATTGAACAAACTGAAATGGACTATGATTACATCCACAAAGGGATTGCGAATAGGGCATTTAATCGTAGCTTTACACTTGCTGAGGGAGTAGAAGTGACAAGCGCAGATATGAAAGACGGGATTCTTTCTATCAAATTGGAAAGTATCTCGAAGAAAGAAAAATCGAAGAAAATTCCGATTGGAACAAATAGGGAATTTCTGAAGGAATAAGAGAATGGGGCTTCGGCCCCATTTTTCGTTGACAATAGATTAACAATGTGATATAGTTAATCTTCACCACTTAATAATGAGGTTCATATGCAGGGTTTTTATACCAGTGTAGCAAAGTACGGTAATTCTATTCTATATAGAGGGTACAATAGTTCTGGACACAGGATCGAGAAGAAGATACCTTTTACTCCGACTATGTACGTATCTAGTCAAGCTGAAACTGGTTTCAAATCACTAGACGGCGAAAATCTTTCTCCCATAAATTTTGATAACATTAATGAATGCCGGGATTTTATCGAGCAACATAAGGGTATTGATAACTTTAAGGTCCATGGTAATACGAACTACGTTGCACAATTTATTCAACGTGAGTTCCCCGGACAGATCAAATTCAATATTAAAAATATTAAGATCGGGGACATTGACATTGAAGTCCAGTCCGATAGTGGATTCCCACATCCCGATAAGGCCGAGCATCCTATTATCTCTATCGCATATAAAGTATTCGGTGAAAGTGTAATTCATGTTTGGGGTCTGGGTGAGTATGATACCGATAAAGCGGATATTCCGCCAGGTAAATTAGTACAATATCACAAATATGATATGGAGGTGGATCTTCTCCTCAGTTTTCTTTCTTTCTGGGAGAAAAATAGTCCAGATGTGATTACTGGTTGGAACATTCGACTCTTTGACACCGTGTATATCGTTAACAGATTGGCGAATGTACTGGGTGATGCTGCACCAAAGCGCTTATCTCCTTGGGGTCAAGTTCGACACAGAACAGTCAAAATGCAAAATAAGGTTCTGGATTCTTATGATATCGTAGGTATTCAGCAATTGGACTACTTTGATCTGTTCCAGAAATTTGATTACGTTTATGGTACTCTAGAATCATATGCACTTGATCATGTAGCTCATGTTGTTCTTGGTAAAAAGAAATTGAGCTATGAGGAATACGGTTCACTCCATGCGCTGTATAAAGAAAACCATCAGCTATTCATTGACTACAACATTAGGGATATTACGCTAATTGAAGACCTCGATACTGAATTGGGTCTTATTGAACGAGCACTTACGATTGCTTATAAGGGTGGCGTTAATTATGCCGACACGATGGGTACTACGGCCATTTGGGATTCTATTATCTACAGATATCTCGATGATCAGAATATCATTGTTCCACCTGAAACTCGCCAGACGAAGGGCGCATATCCGGGTGGTTACGTTAAGGATATTGTAGCTAATTCTTATGAGTGGGTTACTTCATTCGACCTAAACTCTCTGTATCCAAATCTGATTGTGCAGTATAATATGTCACCTGAAACTATCGTAGATGATGAACGATTACCTTCTGGGGTGGACCTATATCTAGAACAATCATTCACGCCTGAGCACGACTATGCTGTCGCCGCCAATGGTATCTGTTTCACTAAGAATAAACGTGGCGCATTGCCTAGTATCATTATTGAGTACTATAATGAACGCCGCATCGTAAAAGATAAAATGCTTGATGCCCAGGCCCGCCGTGAAAAGAATCCATCGCCTGAGATTACTCGAGAAATTAACCTTCTGGATAACGCACAGATGGCTATTAAAATTCTTTTGAACTCTTTGTATGGCGCCCTTGGTAATGCTCACTTTCGCTATTTTGATATGCGGATTGCTGAAGCTATTACGATGTCAGGGCAATTATCTATTCGTTGGGCTGAGAATGCCATTAACAGATCAATGAATAGCATACTGAATACTAAAGATAAAGATTACGTTATTGCCATTGATACTGATTCTCTTTACATCGAAATGAAGGATCTCGTTAAAAAGTTCAATCCTTCCGATCCTGTAAAATTCTTGGACAAAGCATGTTCTGAGAAATTTGAATCTGTCCTACAAAAATCATATGATGATCTATTCGTTAAGATGAATGCATATGATAATCGAATGGTAATGTCACGTGAAGCTATTGCCGATAAAGGTATTTGGACCGCTAAAAAGCGCTATATTCTCAATGTGCATAATAACGAGGGTGTGCAATATACAACACCGAAACTTAAAGTTACTGGTATTGAGGCCGTAAAATCATCCACTCCAATGGTCGTACGAGATAAGTTTAAAAAAATCTTTAAAATTATGCTTGAGGGTACTGAAGCGGATATGCAAAAATTCATATCTGAGTTCGAAGAGGAATTTAAGCATCTTCAACCCGAGCAAGTATCGTTCCCCCGCGGAGTTTCAGATATTGAAAAGTGGAAGGATGATGGTAAACTGTTCAAAAGTGGTTGTCCTATCCACGTACGCGGTTCTATTATTCATAATCACTATATCAAGAAACTGAACCTAGAGAATGATTATGAGGAAGTACAGAATGGTACTAAGGTGAAATTTTGCTATCTGAAAATGCCAAATCCCGTCAAACAGAATGTTATAGCTTTCACTCAATATCTGCCCCGCGAATTTAATCTAGAAAACTATATCGACTATGATACACAATTTGAAAAGACGTTCAAGGCTCCACTAATACCAATTGCGGCTGCATTGGGCTGGAATCTCGAAAAAATTGCTACACTTGACTCGTTTTTTGGATAAATAGCCATGTGGGATAGTTCCCCACTATAAAACACTCAACACAAACAAAACAAAAGGAAAATATCTATGTCTTCACTTATGGAGAGAATGCAAAAAGTCGGCACTATTAAGCACGCTAGTGTGCTATCGGAATCTCCCTTTTTCAATAAAAAGGACAATATTCCAACTGAAATTCCTATTATTAATATGGCTCTATCCGGTAAGGTAGATGGTGGTTTATCATCAGGACTTACCTTCTTAGCGGGTGAGTCAAAGAACTTCAAAACTCTTCTTGGTCTTATGCTCGTTAAAGCATATATGAAAAAGTACCCAGAAGCCGTTTGTCTCTATTATGACTCCGAGTTCGGTACTACACCGAGTTACGTGAGCGCAAATGGCATTGATCCTACTAGAGTTCTCCACCTTCCAGTAGAGCATCTTGAGCAGTTGAAGTTCGATATCTCAAAACGTCTCGAGGCCATTGAGCGAGGAGACAAATATATTCTCTTCATCGATTCTGTGGGTAATTTGGCTTCTAAAAAGGAAGTAGATGATGCCCTTAATCAGAACCAAGCGGCTGATATGACTCGTGCTAAGATGATGAAATCTTTGTGGCGGATTGTCACTCCATCATTGACCTCCAAGGATATTCCTTGTATTGCTATCAACCATACTTATCAGACTATGGAAATGTTTTCTAAAGCAATTATGTCTGGTGGTACGGGTGGTATGTATTCCGCAAATCAAGTATTTATCATCACAAAGGCTCAGGAAAAAGATGGTAAAGATCTTTCTGGTTATAAGTTCACTATCAATATTGAAAAATCTAGATATGTGCGGGAAAAATCAAAATTCCCATTCATGGTTAAATTCGCAGGTGGTATTGACAAATGGTCAGGATTGTTTGATATTGCATTAGAGGGTAACTTTATCACAAAGGTAACCGCGCAGAAATATGCTAAAATGGATCCAGATACGGGTGAAGTCGAAGAAGAAGATTTCAAGCGCAAAGATACTGATAATAAAGATTTTTGGTTACCCATCATCAAATCTGAACAATTCACGAAATATCTAGAGTCCCGGTACCAATTGGGCCAAGAAAGTCTACTAAATCCCGAGGACGAAGATGATTATGAGGCACCAACTGAATGATTGAAAACACAATTCTATCGAGTTTAATTTTTAATGAAGAATTTGCACGGAAAACAATTCCGTTCTTGACAGATGAGTATTTTAATGAAGTAGAAGATAAAATCCTATTCAACAGTATTTCCGAATACATGGAAAAGTATAATGATGTGCCAGATAAACAGGCGCTGAGTATTACGGTTGAAGAACGAGATGATCTAAATGAGTCACAATACGCGTCTATTACAAAAAAGATTGGTGAGCTTAACTATGAGCTCACCGATCAAAAGATGGATTGGTTGCTTGACGAAACCGAAAAATTCTGTCAAGAAAAGGCGGTCTATAATGCCGTTCGTAGATCAATTCTCGTCCTGGATGGTAAAGATAAAGAATATGATAGGGGATCAATTCCTAAAATCCTAAGTGATGCCCTATCTGTCGGCTTTGATACTAACATCGGTCACGATTTTCTTGGTGACTTCAATGAAAGGTTCGAGTTTTACCACCGTAAAGAAGAAAAGATTGCCTTTGATCTAGAGTACTTTAATACCATTACCAAGGGTGGAGTTTCTCGAAAGGCGCTTATTGTTGCTCTTGCGGGAACTGGTGTGGGTAAAACCTTGCTGATGACCCACTGTGCTGGTGCTAATCTTATGGAAGGTCTCAATGTTCTCTATATTACTATGGAGATGGCCGAAGAAAGAATTGCCGAAAGGATTGATGCAAATCTATTGGATGTAACTCTTGATGATCTTAAAATCATGCCTAGAGATACATATAACCAAAGAATGGCCCGAGTTCTTAAAAAGACTACTGGTAAACTTGTCATTAAAGAATATCCAACGGCATCAGCAAGTTCTAACCACTTCAGATTCCTTCTGAATGAACTTCAACTCAAGAAGAACTTCAAGCCCGATATTATCTATATTGATTATTTGAATATCTGCCAAAGTGCTAGGATCAAGCAAGGCGCTAATGTGAATTCCTATACTTACATTAAAGCTATTGCTGAAGAGCTCCGAGGACTTGGAGTTGAATTTAATGTGCCGGTATTTACTGCAACACAGACTAACCGATCTGGTTTTTCTAACAGCGACTTTGGATTGGAAGATACTTCGGAATCTTTCGGACTTCCTGCTACTGCTGACTTTATGTTCGGTATTATCTCAAGTGAAGAACTAGAGAAACTTGGTCAAATTATGATTAAGCAACTCAAGAACAGATGGGGTGATATTGCCAGTCCTTCAAGATTCGTATTGGGCATCGACAGATCTAAAATGCGACTATTTGATGTAGAACAATCCGCTCAAGGAAATGTTATGCAAGATAAACCCGTGATGGACAATGCAGCATTCGGTAAACGGATGGACGACGAACTAGGACCTAAGAAATCTTTCAAGAAACCCACATTCAATGGATTCCAATAAATGAGTTATACCGTCAAAAAAGATAACAATAAGTTTAAAATTGTAGAGAAGGATAGTAAAGAGATTCTTCTTGTGACCCCAGACGAGAAAAAGGCTAGGAATATTTGTAGGTCTCTGAATCTAGGTTCCGGATTCGGTAACTTTATTCCATATTTCTTTTACAGCACATAAAAAAAAGGGACCGATCCTAAGTTGGACTGGTCCCTTCTAATTATGATGCGTTATCGAGCAGAACCCCACTGGTGCAATCTGCACAACCTCGACTATTCCTTGTGAAAATCTAGTGTTAACCAAACTTCTCTTGCCTCTTACGCTATTACGTACATTCGCACCCACAGTACTATTTATAACACTTTTTGGTTGACTTTTATTTTAGTTATGATAAAGTTATAAAAAATGAGGTACAAAATGCATAGAATGACTTACGAGACTCAAGATATATCCATAAGTAAAATGGACTTCGAATTGATTTTCGCCTTTGCGGAAAATTTCCTTGGGATAGCTTCAGAGAATATTCACATTAGTTTTATCTTTGAAAAAATGAAGAATAAGGTATGTGGACATATGCATCAACTGGATGTTGAAGAATATGAAATATATTTGAATGAAGGCCTTTCTCTGAGTGATATGATGCGAACAATTTTTCACGAAATGGTGCACGTTAAACAGTATCACTCCGGTAAATATATCGAAGGCCGCCATGCTTCCTTTTGGAAAGGTAAACGATGCGATACTTTCGGTGACGAGTATTTCAATCTGCCATGGGAAGTTGAAGCATTTGCTATGGAAACGGAGATGGTAATAAAGTTTATGGATGTACTTAAGGCAGAACTTGAGCATGTGCTATGATTAAAGAAATAAATCAGATAATTGCCGGTTACAGAAAGGATATTGATTTCGTATTCCTGGATATCCTTGATCGAGATGAAACTTTACTTGTGCCTTGGGTATTGATGGCTGCTTATGCCGAATATATCGACAAAAGTCCAATTATTTCAGATAAATTATTTGACAAATTGTGTCAGAAGGTTTATGATAACTATGATGATATTAATCATCCATATCTGAGTACATTGGATAGACATATGTTTCTGGTAAAATCATTCCCAGATACTTATCCTGATCGAATTAAACATGGTGTTGAACACTTAAGGAAAATATATGCAAACAGTCTTTCGTGAAGAGATTAAAGAGGCTCTAGTCGAAGCAGTAATACTTGAAAGCGCATTTGATAACTTTGATGTAGATAATGTGTTGAAGGTGGCATGTAAATTAAGCAATGCGCCGTTTTGCCTAGTACTGAAACAATACAACGAAAAGGATCAACTATATGTCACCTATTAAATTTCCAGAATTTATTCGCGGTATGATGAAAGACAATAAAATGACCATGCGGCAAGTTCTTTTGTCCGAGATGGATCATTATCTCCGGAATAATTATCCGCACCTGACACCGAATCACAGCATCTTTATTAGTGCCAAACAAGATATTATCTTCCAGATGGCCTTTCTTACGAAATATGAGTGTGATTCTATGGATTTTTATCTCCAAGTTTTCGCCGATCCGGCACTTGATTACACAGTAGAGGATCTCAAAAAATAACAGAATAGGATAGTAATGGCTAAGGTTGATACGGATTATATCCGTAGGGCTGAACGTATTACTTCTTTTAATATTGAAACTAAAGACTTTGAAACATTATGCTATAAAAGAGAAATACAAACCCTAATACAAAAACACTTTTTCCCAAATTTTAATTTAAGAACACTATTAAAGAAAGTTGATAAGGCGAGACTAAATGAGAAAATAGAAATACTCAGGCAACATGATCCAGAACTCTTTACTAAACTGCACCACTATAATCTTAAGGGTGTTGGTCCAGGTGAGGTCACTTTATTCTTTTTAGTGAATGACGTTTATCTCGGCGGCGGTTCGAGTTCAGGTGCGGATATAATCTGCAAAGATCTTTCATACGAAATTAAAGCGGTGCATGTATCTAAAGAAGGTTTGGCCCACAATTTTAAGTTGGGTGGAACCGTATCGTTATCTAATATTATGGTTGAACTTTATGATTTAGTATCGTACTATAAACTAGATGGTTCAGAAACGGAAATCAAGAAGAGTACAGTAAATATTCTTCGTGATAACTATTATGACGATTTTAGGCCAATTGAAGAAAAATTTGCAGATGCTGCACATGAATATTTCAGGAATCATGAAGTCATTTTTATCAACAATTCTCTCAGTAAACAGAAAGTAGGAAGGATAGAGGCTATAAAGCGGGTTCATCGTGATGATATTTTTATCGAGCGATTAACTAATGGAACTGTGAAGCCTATGATTAAATTATGACCAGAGTAAAACATATATCACACCTCGAAGATCTTCTATTAGAGAATCGTATTGATACAGCAATATCTATGATATATAATCTATGCGGAGATAACAAATTAGAAATGAGCACAAAATGGGATGGTGCACCATCTATCTTTGCCGGCACTGATCCGGAGGATAATGCATTCTTTGTTGCATGTAAAAGTATCTTCAACCGTAATCCTAAGATATATAAGACCATCAGTTCTATTATGGGAGATAGCATTGATCCTGGATTAAAAGATAAACTCGCGAAATCTCTGGTGCATATGCGAGAAATGAATATTAAAGGAGTCCTCCAAGGTGATTTCATCTATACTAAAGAAGATCTATTTGAGATGGATATTGCTTCTGAATCGTTTTTGGCTTTTCATCCTAATATACTCGTTTACGCGGTACCGAAAAAGAGCGAAATTGCTTCACGGATACTTGCCTCCGACCTCGGTGTGGTCTGGCACACTGTATACTCAGGACGCACTCTTGGATCAATGCAGAAGGATTTTACTCGAACGCCAGAAAGCTGTTTTACAGAAATTAAAGAAGTCTTCTCGCTAGATCCAACACTCGACTCCCGACAGTATGGATCTAATCCAGAGATTATCTATAACGGTCATGAAGATCTTAATATGACTAATTGGTTATCAAATCTTTATAATAGAGAACTATTACAGACTCAAATCAATAGTTATATAAAACAGAATGATCGGTTTAATGATTGTGATGAGTTTGTGAAACATATCAATGATGGTGTACTCGGTAGATATGTTGTCGAGTGGGAGAAGAGAAAAACAGATGCTGGTCGGGGCAGGATGAGAGCGAAATATATGGCTTATACTGATTTTTGTTATTCATTCAAGTTTAAAAACCTCATGGAAATGTATATCAAGGTATCAGAGTTTAAAGATAAAACCATTGCAGCAATTTCCAATATGTCAGAGTTTAAAGTTTTTCTAAAAACTGAAGAAGGATATGTTAGTACTAATCATGAAGGCTACGTAATCAACGATGATGAGAACGTGGTGAAATTGGTTAACAGGTTCGACTTCAGTGCTGCTAATTTTAATAAGAAGTATATTAGGGGATGGGAATTGAAGAGGTATGACGTTATGTCATAGCGGGTATACCTCGAGAAAACAGTTTTATGGAATAAATAGTTGGAATCATAGACACTATTACAGGAAGCTGAAAATGCACACATACGTTATTTCAATTCAAAATACCTTCGTTACTGAACTTAGCACAATATTATCCAAAATTGGATCTTTTCTTAAAGTTGGATATAATAGGTTAATTGAGTCTAGACAAATGTCTGCCAATCTTAAGATTGCAGAATATCTTGCTATGACAGAATATAGACAATATAGCGTACTGACTATCTATCATGCGCTTAACACGAATACATTGGACAGATTGCAATGATACGAAAATTACTAAATAAGTTCGAGAGATGGAATGATAATAGAGTAGATATCGCAGAACTAAATCGGATGAGTGACCGAGAACTGAATGATATAGGCATTCATAGGGGTGACATATACCGAGTGGTAGTACTAGGCCAGGCCAGAAATTCTAAGGGCCAAGAATTAAACTAATATACAATAATAAATAAAAGGGTGGTCGGTAAGGCCACCCTTTTTCATTTTGGAGAGAAATATATGGACAATATTAAAAGTAAACGAACATGGGGTTCTCATATTCCTATCAATAAAGCTTTGATGGAGACGTATGATATTACTGGTATATTAGAATTGGGTGCAGGTTATCACAGCACAAAAATGTTCTTTGATTCTGTGGAACACGTACTATCGGTAGAAACTGATCCTGCTTGGGTTGATGAAATTAAAGAGATCGTACCTGAATCTGAAAATCATAACATCGTGCGGTATGAAATTGATCCTTCTATTACCAGAGCTTCTAGAGCCTGGGATGTTGGAGAGGATTTTCTAGAAGAGAGCGTAAAGTTCTTTAAGTCACAACATAAGATTCTAAAGAAATCCAGTAAAGTAAACCTGCTGTTTGTAGACTGTATTTCATCTCTTCGCAGAGCGGCATTAGACGAGATGTATACGGATTTTGATTTTGTAGTATTCCATGACTATAATCTTAGAGGTAGGAATAATCACTGGCGCGGAACATTCCGTCCTAATAGTAAATATAAGATGTTCGTTGATGCAACATACCCGCAGCATACTGGTATTATTATGAAAAACAAGTATGCGAAAAAAATCGATGAATTATCCGAGCGGTTTGATGAGAATGTATTTAAATATACTTCTACTAATGATAAACCTATGTTAATGAAGGCTGAGGATTATGGTGATATGTGAATCCGGTAGATTCATTTTCATCAGAATACCAAAAAATGCTAGTACTTCTCTGGCGACCTATTTCATTAATGCGTATTGTGATGAAGGTGATTCTTATACTCCCATTAATGATGCGGGTATAAGAAGCCAAAATTTTAGTGAAGATCTAATAAAGAAATATAGATTAGGATACAGGTTCATACATCTCACTTTGAATGAACTTATTGATAACGAGATCATATCAGAAAAGAGTGTATCGGATAAGAGAGTTATAGGTTGCCTTCGAGAACCATTGGATCGTCAATTATCTCTATTTTTCTTTAGAAATAGAAGGGGAGATACTAGTGTGTCTACCTTTAGAGATGTATTTAAAGATGGAACATGTAGAGGTGATACCAACAATTTTATTCTACAAAGTGACTACCTGAAGATAGGTGATACTAATGTAGGTGAATTTTGGTTATACGAGAACCTAAATGAGCATCTGAGTAAATTCAAATCAGATGTGGAACCGAGGAAATCGGTTGATCTTCCCGTATATAAATCTAGTCATAGAAAAAATTTGGATAAACAAAATCTTATTGACGAATACTACGATCAGGCTACTCTAGATGCAGTGCATAGATATTATGAAAAAGATTTTGAATTATATGAAAGCTTATTGAGAAATGGTAATTGATAGAGCACTTATTATCCGTAGATTAGAGAATGATATCTCTATGGAATACGCCGAGGGTTGTGCGGCTTCATGTGAGGAACACAATCTCCCATACGAGTTTATAGATGCCGTAGAGAATATCCCATGTGAACTTGCTTTTAAATCTGTTGGGGCATTCGCTAGAGATGGATACACTAACACACAGGGTAATTGCTGTTGCCATAGTTCTCATATCAAATGCTGGAAACGAATTGTAGAACTCAATAAGCCGTGTCTAATTCTTGAACACGATGCTGTAGTAAGAGGTGATGTTAGGAATATCAGCATCCCAGATATGGCCGTAGTTACTTTCGGCCATAGAGTCGCTAATAAAGACGACTATACACCTATCGGACCAATAGAGAATCTTCAAGAGATTCCTAGATCAGTAGGCGTACACGCGTGTGGATTATCGCCAATAACCGCTAAATGGCTCTTAGATGATGCTACAACGAAAGGAATAAAGATAGGTATAGATAGGTACCTAATGATGCAACGTAAATCGGGACTGCCCCTATACGTTGCTAATCCCGAACAAGTAGTATGTTGGGCAAGAGTTTCCACATCAAACATGCAACGAACTGCCCACTTCAAAACTCGAGCAAGACGAGATGTTACTAATTATCCCGATTCGTTTAGTTCTAATTGGCTGAAGGGAATGAAGTGATGAATTATTTCATATTCGGATTACAGAGATCTGGTACCAATTTCCTTGAAGAGATAATGAAGAAAAACTTTAGGGGAACTAGATACAATAGACAGAAGAAATGCTGGAAACATAGCATTACTGTTCCTTGGGATTATGATATAAGTTTACCTACTATTCTATTATATAAGAATCCATATACTTGGATTGAATCTCTTTGTGATAGAAATAAAGTAGATTGGTTGAGAACCCAAAAGAATTATCCGGCTGATAAGTCAACAAATATTGATATGATTGCCGGTGCTAACAAGTTTGATGTAACGGTTTTAGCTAAAGCGTATAGAGACTGGCACAAAAATTGGAAAGAATTTAAGTGCGACTCGAGATATTTTGTGCGATATGAAAGGTTACTTTCCCCAACAGATTGTGATATAATACTCAAGGAAATATCATCTAAGTATGATGTTAATGTTGTTAAAGCGTGGAATATTCCCAAAATTGGACAAGTAAGCCAATCAAGGGATTATTCTATGGAACGTCAAGAATACTATATCAAAATGCAACCAACTATTCTTACTGATATCCAGATAGAAGCTATTACGAAGATCATTACACCTGAACTCATTACTGATATAGGTTATGATCCTTTATAAATAGTTTTAACAGTAAGTGTACGCAAAACCTGTGAGGAAAGAATGAAAAAGAATACGGTAGTTATATCGTGGGGTCGAATGAATCCACCCACGAAAGGTCATGAAAAGGTAATTGAAGCCGTAAAGTCTACTGCAGCAGAACATAAAGCTGATGCGCGGATATACTTATCACATTCTCATGATAAAAAGAGAAATCCTCTACAGTATGTAGATAAAATTGTTATTGCCGAGAGCGCATTTGGTTCTATTATCCAGAGATCTGATGCCCGAACAATAACTAAAGTCCTTCAAGAATTAGAAATAGAATATAGTAATCTCATTATGATAGTGGGATCGGATCGAGTGGAAGATTTTACCACTCTCCTAAATAACTATAACGGTAAAGATTATACATTCGACTCAATTCAGGTACTATCCGCGGGTCTTAGAGATCCAGATAAAGATGATATAAGTGGTATGAGTGCTACTAAGGTGAGACAGGCGGCCATCGACCTCGATATAAAAACATTCGAGCAAGGAATACCCGCTATACTTAAATCGCAGAGCAAAGAAATAATAGATAAGATAAGAGGCAAGAATGGAAACTGATGATTTCAACGAGGGCATTTCCCCTCAGCAGAGACGTAAAAAGGCTCTAACTATGCGCAGATTCGGAAAGAAAATTGCTGCAGCTAAAAAGAGAAAAGCAAATCGTAAAGCTACACCTGAAAAGTTAGCAGGTAGAGCACGTAAAAAGGCTATCCAGAAGGTGAGATCTATGGTTGCTGGTGAGAAGGGTAAAAAATATAGTGAACTTTCACCCACAGAAAAGAGTATGATTGATACAAAAGTTGCTAAAAGGTCGACCGCAGTAGACAGAATTGCAAAGCGCATGTTGCCTAAAGTAAGGAAAAGTGAAAACGAACGCCTACAAGGTAAACGAAGCACTAACGAATCTTTTGAATCTCTACTTGAGGCATGTAGTGCGGATACTAAACCTAAGAAAAGATTTCATGAACTCATGACTAAGAAGGGTAAAGTAAAATATGATAAGCGCTTCAAGATGTACAAGAATGCTCCGGTAAATGAAGCGGCACCAATTGACCAGAAACACGATAAACAAGATGATGCACTCGATGCGAGACAAGAACGCGAAAAGGATCGGATGAAAGTTCGTGAACTTCGGAAGAAGACTCGCGAAAAGATCAACACAATCAGAACCGAAGACTACGAGATTCTTGAATTGGTTGATGATATATGTGAATCTATTAATAGCGATATCCAAAAAATTGAAGCAAAGTTAGAAGAGATTGCAGAAAATCACGGATGGTTGTATGAGACTTTAGAAGAAGTTTATACAAGAGGCCTTAATGATTTCGCCAATCAGGAAATGACACCAGAACAATTTGCAATGAATAGAGTAAATAGTTTTGTGAAAGAAGGATTAGCATACGATATAGATTCTGATCTGCTAGAATCTACTGAAA